ATAAGTGCAATGCAATCAATGCGGTGTTGACTTTATCGTTCAGCAACATAAAGCACGGCAAGAACGAATCTTTTGTTCTCTTGAATGCAAATATGATTCAGAAAGGAAAGTTCACACTGCTGAATTTTGCGCAATGAAAAAGCTGAATGCCCGTATCGGCAGCCTAATGTGGTATCACCTTGGACAACGCGGACTTTCAAAAGGCGGTGTGTCGTGGCAAAAACTCGCCGGCTACACGATCAACGATCTTCGTGACCATCTTGAATCTCAATTTGCTAACGGAATGTCGTGGGAGAACATGGGTCAATGGCACATCGACCACATCATCCCACGATCATATTTTGAATTTACAAAGCCCAGCGATGAAGGTTTTAAGCAATGCTGGGCACTGTCAAACCTTCAACCATTGTGGGCGAAGGACAATCTATCGAAGGGTTCATCGCTCCCCACAGGAGAAGGAGAATAGTCAATGCCAAATAACTTCATGCAGTATATTCATCCGGTGAAGGGTCTCGACCCGATTGCGGATGCGTTTGCCGGAACCGTGTACAGCGACATCGTCAACATGGGTGATTACGCCGGTTGTACTTTCGTGCTTTATCACGGAGTAGGAACGACCGGAACGAGCACACTTACTGTCGAGGCGGTAGACGACGTGAGTGCCACAAATCAGACCGCCATCCCGTTTCGCTACAAAATTATGACTACCGGCGACACGGAAGGTGCGTTGACAATCGCAACCACAACAGGTTTCACCACGACAGCCGGATCAAGCCATGTTTATATTGTCGAAGTTGACAGCGAGGAACTTGGCGACACCGGATATCAGTATCTCCGTCTCAAGATGGTCGAGGTTGCCAACGATCCGGTGCTCGGCGGTGTTTTGATCCTGATGCACGGCAGCCGCTTCGCTGAGGACATTCCCGCAACGGCGATTGTGTAATGACTTTCAATAGAGAAAAATTCGCCGCTGATATTTATCTGCGGCTTTTAGAATCATATCCGGCCAAAACAGAAGAGTGGCGGCAGGATGAAGCGATCCGACAGGCGGACGCCTTTGCTAGCAAACTCGAATCCAAACAACCGAAGAAATACAAGCGGAAAGAATATGTCAACGTCTAAAAACTCCTGCTTTTGACCCATCGACCCGTTAGGGTCGCAACCGAAAGGAACTGCGATGGCTCAACTTCATTCACGCTACGTCCGTGGCGCTCTGGTGTATTGGGAAGGCCACCGAAAACGGATCGTTGCCGCAATTGGAAAAGATGTGTGGGGGTACGAACTTCTGCCGCATGTGTTAAATGCGGACGGCACGGACCCGACCGGTTTTACATCTACCGTTGTGGAGGCAGGCGGGGGTGGTAACACCGAATTCAGTCCTAACGATACGGCTGGTCGGGTTGGCACAATCACGGCCGACAACGCTGACAATGACGGTGGTTCGTATCAACTGCTCGGTTCGAACATTGAACTTACCAGCGATCAGGACTTCTATTTCGGTTGCGAGTTTCAAGTCAACGACGCCGACCAGACGGACTTTCTATTTGGCATAGCCGTTACAGACACTGCACTTCTGGCCGCAGTCGCCGACGCCGTTTATTTCGAGAGCTTGGATGGCGGGGCGGGCATCTCGACTGTTACTGAAAAGAACTCAACGGAGACCCAAAACGATTCAGCCGGCACGCTTGTCGATGCGACTGACATTATTCTGGAGTTCTATTTCAACGGCACGAACGTTGAATTCTTTATCGACGGAGTGAGCGTCAATACGCACACTGCGAACATTCCCGACGACGTCAACTTACGGCTTTCTCTTGAGTTTCTGACAGGCGAGGCCATCGCGAATACCTGTAATTTCAAATGGTGCCGAGTATTTCAGATTGGAAGATAATCATGGCTGAATACCCGTCAGATATCACGGTTACAAAAGATCCGCATAATCCAAATACGACGATTCTTTCCCGTTGGCCGACTGAAGAGGAAAAGGGTTTATCTGCGGACGTTACCCCCGCAGAAGAACTGGTTCCGGAAGAAGAAAGAGATTCTCAAGAGCCTGCTGACGAGCCTGAGAAAGAGAAACAAGCCCAAACGGAGGAGTGATAAATGGGCATTGGCATTAAGCCCACAATCGAAGTCGTCTCCGTATCGACATCCGCAACTCTCGCTACGTTGATAACGGCTTCGACTCTCAATTCTTCGACAAAGCGGGTGACGTTGCGTCCGCACGCAGCAGGAATTTTTATGGATGATGGAACAGCGACGGCTTCTAGCGACCCATTAGGAACATCGGTGGTAGAAATTTCCGGCGGTCCTGACGAACTGGCGGCTCTCGAATTTTTTGCCGCGGCGGCTACCAATATGACCGTGATTCAGGAAGGCTGATTGATGCGCATTATGGATGTAGCCGTTGGAGCAACCTGGACGGATTTCGGAGGGTCATCGACAATAGTGGGGTGGGTAGATCCACTCGCCAGCAGTTCGCTTATCAATTACAAACAGGTAGGAAATATAGTTTTTGTTCAATTTTATCTTGATGGTGTAAGTGATACGACGACTGTTACATTTACATTGCCTTTCACTCAAATTAGCACAAATGGGGTGGAGCTTAAGGTTGCGATTCAGGTTGGAGATAACAGCGTACAGTTGACTACTGCGGGTCTCTTAGTGCTTCCTTCTAATTCTGCTACGGCAACTTGCTATATAGATATGTCCGGAGCAGCCTGGACGGCGACTGGCAACAAAAGAGTACAAGGTCAATTCTGGTTTGAGGCCCTATAGGAATGCTGATGGCGGAGTAATCGGATGCTTGTTCTCGACGACGTTCTAAACTATTCGCTCAATCGAACAATCGCACCGATTCGCGAACCGGTATCGACAGCGGAGGCAATGCGCCATCTGAGGCTGGATGGGATTGTCGATGTTGACTCGCTGGATACCCAAAACAGCACCGATTTCACGAACACGACGAATCCGCTTACCGTCACCAATGCCGTCACCAACTACAGTTTGATCACATTCGTTTCCGGTCTGTTTATCAAAGTCGGTAGCGAGATCATGGAAGTGACTCAGGTGAACGGAAATGATGTCACGTTCACACGCGGCGTATTTGGTACGCCGATTGAATCTCACGCTGATGTCAGTGGTAATGCGAATAAGGTCTTTATCTCGACTCCCGACGAAAACGACATACGGCAGATGGTGATTGCCGCACGGGAATACGCGGAAGAGTTCCAATGGTCTGCTTTGATGACTCAGACGTGGGAACTGCGGCTAGATCGGTTCCCGCCTGATGAGATCATATTCTCGAAGCAGCCACTCTCTTCCGTAACATCTGTTGTTTACAACGATCTTAACGATGCCTCTCAGACGCTTGTTGTGGACACAGATTACACCGTCGATACCAATTCTGTTCCGGGCCGAATCGTTCCGGAGTTTAACAAGGTCTGGCCTACGACACGCGGCCACATTGATGATGTGACAATTACATTTGTCTCAGGCTACGGGGATGAGACTACTGTCCCTCAGCGAATCAAGCATGCGATAAAACTGATGGTCGAAGACTGGTATTGGAATCGAGGACCTGTCGGAAAACTGACGGATAAATTGAAAACAACTGTGGATCGCCTTTTGGACTTTGACAACTTCCGAGGAGTGATCGGGTGATGGCTTATGACTTCAGGAAACTTCAACCGGCGAGTCACGATTCAGAAGATAAAAGACAACCCTATCAAGGATGCGCACGGGGAAGTTGACCTGACTGACGATCGCAATTGGGAGACTTATGCGGTGCGTTGGGCAGAGATTCAGACCAAAGGGGGACGCGAATTTTGGAAGGTGGACAAGGTTGAGGCCGAGGTGAGTCATTTGATTCGCGTGCCGTATGACCGTCTGACTGTTGGGATCACGTCACAAATGAGAATCAGGTTTATGCAGAGAATCATCAACATCGCGGCTGTCTACGACGTGGATGAAATGCGTGAGGTCATTGAGATGCAGTGTAAGGAACCGAAGTAATGCCAAGATTATTGACGGGCGACAAAGCACTCAACCGCAAGTTTAAGCGGTTGGCGGATAAAGCGGCGAAGAAAGTTTCTGCCCAAGGGATTCGTGCGGGAATGCGGGCCATTGTCAAAGGCATCAAATCGGAGATCCCGCCTCACATGAAGGAAGCACGCAAAGCGATTGGGTCACGATTTAAGCGAAGCAAAAAAGGCGTCATCACTGCCAAGGTCGGAGGCGGGGTCGGGAAGAAGAAAGAAAAGATCGGTGAGAGGGACGACAAGCCGGGCGTCGGAATCGGTACAGCAAACATTCACTGGCTACTGCTGGGAACCGGTGAACGAACTCAAAAGAAATCCGGGCGTTCCACCGGCGTTATGCCTGCGGTCGGTGCTATTCAACGTGGATTCGCCAAAAGTGAATCGGCGGCACATAACAAAATCAAAGAGGCAATTCGCAAGGGAATCGCTCGTGAAGCGGCCAAGAAATGAGAACAGGACTCAGAAAACTACTTCTGACAACCAACGTGATCACGTCTATTGTCAGCGATAGAACTTATATCAATAGGCTACCGCAGGAAGCGGATGAAGATAAAGACCACATAATCATCACGCAGATTGGCAGCGAGGAAAACAAATCACTCGATGGAACTTCGGAACTTCGGTTTCTCGACTTCGATATCGATTGCAAAGCACGGACATCAGCCAAAGCGGATTTACTGGCAGCGGCTGTGCGGAGCTTTTTGAAAGATTACAAAGGGGAGGCGGGAGATCAGACGATTAAAGCAGTTTTATTCAACGGCGAATCGGACGGTTTCGAACAGCCGGCAGACGCCAGCGATCAAGGGTTATACGTGACCAGTTTAGATTTTCAAATTCAATACGTTCCAGCGTGAGAATAAACAATGGTAGATGCACTGACGACAACACTCAAATCAAGCGTTGCGGGAACTTTCATCAATACGCTTACCGATTCAGGCGGTAGTGTTTCAGTTTTACTGGAGAAGGTCCTGACTCTCGCGACAACTGATGGCACGACCACCGACAAGGCCGACAAAATATGGTCATCGACTGCAAGAACTCTTACGGGAGCAACATCGGAAAACATAGACGTTTATGATTTTGGAACCATCGATATCGGGACCGGGGCGGGCGAAGATGCACTTGGAAATCCGGTGACCCTGGCTGATATTGTCGCCGTTTTGATTGAGAACAATTCGACCTCGACTGGGAATCTCTCAATCGGCGGAGAGGGGAGTATCGCAGCGTGGAATTCGCCGTTTGATGCGAGCGACACAGCATCATTGGGACCGATCCCCCCCGGTGGGTGGTTTATGCTTTGTTCGGGGAATGATCCTGCGTTCCCAGTGGCTGATACAAGCAATCATCTTTTGAAAATAACCTCAACTGCGAATCTGACTTATGACATTTACATTATTGGCAGGTCGGCATGAAAATCGATTGGACTGCTGGTTTTTGGATGGTGTGGGATATGAAAACTGGAAATCGATTAGCAAAAGTTCGGCAGTTATTCATAGGCGTTCCGTGTCAATTGTTGAATGAAAACGAGACGGGAAACTGGCACGGCTGGTTGATTGCTTCAGGAACTTTACGAGTCGAAGATGAAATCGGATTTATTGAATAGGAGTATGAGCGATGGCGAAAGTTATCTGCAAGGGAACAATTCTCAAACAAACGGTCTCTATG